ATGCCTTGAAGACTTTGGCGACATTCCAGTGGGTGCGTATTCCGCCGAATACTGCTACGAAATTGGCAAGACCGAGGACTTGATGAGCATATCTTTGCGAGTTATGAGTGCTTACGGAGGTTCGTCAGCCGATAACTTGCCAGGTATCGATCTGGAAAACGGCTCGGATAGCTTGGGCAAAAAATTTCTCACCATTTTCTACAACGACAAATGACTGTTTCCGAACTGCGTGAAATCCTTGCCAAAGCTGAAGCTCAGCACGGCCCTGACATGCCCATTCTCCTTTGCTTTGAAGAGACTGCTATTGACGAAGGCTACGAGGAAAGCTCTACAGAAGGCATCAGCGATGTGCGCATTGTGGAAGACTGGCCCTTGCCTGGTACGAGCCTGACCACTTACGAAGGCGAAAAACCTAAGAAGCTTGTCATCTTTTACGACAACCACTACAAGCTTGATTCTTCCATCGTGAAATGAACTCGTCGCTTTTGTTTTACAACCCTGCCGATTTCCAAAACATGACTCTTCCTGTGACTGCCGTGAACGAAGCCATGCTCACCGAGCGCATGCTTGGCCACTTCTCTCCTCTTGACATTTCCCCCGAAGCTTTCAAGAAGGCTTACGAGCTTCCCATTGGGGAGCACGTTGAGAAGAACTACAAAGGGCTGTCCTATTTGTCATGGCCTTTTGCTTTCCGCTACCTCAACGAACAGTTCCCTGGCGTCTTCGTCGCCTTCGAGGAGAAGGAAACTGGTTGGCCAGTGTTTGGCCGGGAAGGCTGCTGGCTCTTGCGTCCTTATTTGACGGATGGCATTAGGCGCACGCCTGCGTTGGTTTTTCCAGTGATGGACAACAAGCACAATGCGGTGAAAGAGCTGGATGCTCGGCAGGTGAGCGACAACATCCAACGTGCCAGCGTTAAGTGTATTGCCACCTTCACGGGCCTTGGCTTGAAGCTTTATGCAGGCGAAGACATTCCCAAAGCTGATGACGCCTCCCCGTCACTGCCGCTGCAGCAAGAAGCCCCAAAGCCTGTTCCTGCGGCCAAGACGGTTGCACCTTCCCCAAAGGAGGCTATTGGTGGCATTTCTGAAGGAGGCTTCAACGGAAAGGAGGCATTGCTCACTTTCTGCAAAGCCAATCCTCTCGGTAAGGCTGATGAACGTGCCAGTCTGATGCTCGGTAAGAATGCTCTGCAAGCTCTTGGCCTGGCCAAGGGCGAGGACATTCAGGATGCTGAGATGTTTGCCAATGTCATCAGCACTATGGTCACTTCATGGACGAAGGAAGAAGGCATCAAAATTACAAAGGTGGCAATGGCAAAAGAAATTGATTGCCTGCGTGCCGCTTGTCTTGAGGGAGCTGATGCTGCCGTTGAATGGGCCAAGGCATATGTGGAGGGAAAAAAGTAGATAGGGCAGCAGCCATGCTCGCGAAAAGCTTCGCGGGCGTGGTTGCATGCAACGAAGATGGAAATCCTCTCGATGAACACTATGAACCCTTCTCATCCGATCAATCCACCATCATTGGCACTAATTAAAAAGTGGATCATTGACAACGGGCTTACCGTATCGATTGCGGAAGCGTCTGCCATTGCATCGCTAGCGTCTCGCCTTGGCGCCGACCAAGAGTTGGAGGCGTGCTGTGAGTGGTTAGATCAAAACACTGGTCGGTGGGATTTGCTCGCTGAAATCCGCACCGCCAGACGCCCCGATCCGCCGTCCCTGAAGGAGCAAGCATTAAAAATTCTCGAAGAAGAACCAGAGGCGGATGACATGAAAGAATTAGTAGTGTTTGACGTCGATCAAGTAAACATTATCCGCCGCGCCCTGGAACAACTTGATGACTGACAATCTGTTGACCGTTTTCGTGAATGTTCAAGGGTTTGATTGGCCGCCAATACTTGGTCCTTATAAGCTGATGGGGCCAGTGAATAATCTAGGTTCTTGGCGCTGGTATGAGCGCCAATTTGACGGGATAACTCAGCGTGTCAAAGTAGACCACTTGCTCCGTCCCATTGACCTTAAAGGACTTTGTGATGACTCGTTTTGATGAACTTAAACACTGCCCTGAATGCGGCAGTCTCTGGCACGATCAGCCGATTCCAGGAGAAAGCCGCCATTTGTTTGGCGGCTCCAAATGGTTTAGCCGCGTGATACTGCTGTCGTCGTGGGAGACGGACCGTGGTTTTGCCTATCAATGTCCAGACTGCGGCACCACTTGGGATCGTGGCACTGGCGCCATCATGGACTTCCCAAAAGTTGACATGGCGCGATAGGGGGATACAGTGGCTTGTCTGGACCTATGCCTGCAGGCCACCATGCCTTCTTTTGAACGCTTTGAACCAAGGCGCATCAGTCTCGAAGGAAAAAGGCACTACATCAACGAAGGCTTTCCGAATGTGCCGGAGGGCATCGTCTTGCCTTCAGTGACGACTTTCCTTTCAGCCATGGCTCCAGTGGCCAAGGTGATGGCTCTCATCAACTGGCGCAAGCGCGTGGGGGCTGATGAAGCCAATCGCCGCACTCGCCTCGCTGCCAATCGTGGCACCTGGATGCACGGTGTGCTGGAAGATCATTTCGATGGGGAAGACATTGAGCACCACCTCGAAAAAGCTCCCGATTGGCGTCCCTACTTTGAAGCAGTAGAGCCTTTCCTGGAGGGCATTCAAGAACCGCTGCTAGTGGAGAGTGCTGTGGCCTGGTACGACGCTGGCCTTGGCATTGGCTATTCAGGCACCCTCGATATGGTGGCGCAAATGACCGGCGGCGCCATTGCTCTTGTTGATTGGAAAACCAGCTACAAGGAGAAGCCCGACTATCAACTGGCCGACTACAAGCGGCAACTGGGCGCCTATTCCATGGCAGTAGAGCAAATGTACCAGCAGCCCATTGACGAGGCATGGTGTGTCATTGCCTGCTACGACCCTGAAAACGAAGAAAGCGAGCCGTCCTTGCAACTCGTCCACCTCGACGGCTTTGAACTGATCAACCAGCAGCGCATCACGGCAGACACTGTTAAGAGATATTTCAAAGACCACTACCCAGGAGGCAAGGCATTTGCGCTCACCATGGATAGAGGGTAAGATTGGCAGGCCCACAAAGGGCTCCATCACTCCTCAGGAGAAACACCATGGCTGGAAAGCCTCCAATCACTGCTGCTATCGACCTTACGGTTGACGTTCTGAAGGCCCTCAAGGAAGCAGGCCCCAACGAACGCGGCAACTATTCTCTCGACATGGCTGTCTGGCCGAACGAGCGCAAGACTTCCGACCGTGCTCCTGGCTTCACTGGCTCTGTCAAGGTGAAAGGCCAGAAGGAAGGCGCCAAGGGCTATGCCAGTCTTTGGGACAATCGTGAAGGCGGTTCTGACGATCTCTTCTGAGCCATGAGCCTGCTCTACGACAAGGAAATCGCCAAGCTCGCAGAGCTGGACATCTTCCTTCCTTTCGTAGGCGAAAAGCGACGGTCGCTTGACTGTGGAACCAAGGCCATCTCGTATGGCCTTTCCCAGGCAGGTTATGACATTCGCCTATCGCCCGACGAATTTCTCATTTTCGATGGGAAAGACTACAAAGGCCGGAACAAGCCAACGCTCGACCCGAAGCGCGTTGAGATTAGTGGCTACGAGGCTTGCTTGAACCATGGTCCATATGGAAGCTGGTTCGTCCTGCCCCCTCATAGCTACGGCCTTGGCGTGAGCTTGGAACTGATTTCCATGCCTCCGTCCATCATGGGGCTATGCGATGGAAAGTCCACCTATGCTCGGTGTGGCATCATCATCAACGTGACGCCTATTGAACCTGGCTGGGCTGGCCATCTCACCATGCACATTGCCAACCCCACGGCATTCCCTGCTCGCATCTATGCGAACGAAGGAATTGTGCAGGTGATGCTTTACAAGCTCGATGGTGCTGTGGAAGAGGCTTATTCCGGCCACTACCAGAACCAAGGGGCTAAAGTGCAGCTAGCTGCCGTGTAGGCATTGAGCGCTCTTGAAGATCAGTTTCTCAGCCTTTGGCAAGCGCATTTTCCAAGGTTAATTCTTGAAAGAGAATTTTCTGATATTGATGCGTGGGAAAAAGATTTTCAAGAACGCTATTCCCGTAGTAAACGATCGAAACGGTATCGCCTTGACTTTGCTCACCCCCTCTCTTGCACTGGCATCGAAATCCAAGGTGGCGTTTACAGTCGTGGCCGCCACGTCACTGGCTCTGGTTATGAGCGCGATTGCAAAAAATATAATCTTGCGTATACAAGCGGCTGGACGATCTTCCTCCTAACTTCTACCATGGCCAAAGACTCGGCCTGGCTTTCTTTGATTGCTTCGCACATTGTTGCACAATCGCAGCGGCCTCGTTCATAAGCTCATCTGCTGCCCGCAAGTCAAGCTCTTTCTTTGCTAGCGCCTGACGAAGCTGAATGTTTTCCAGCATCATGCTCTGCAAGGCTGTGTTCATAATAGACCAACCTTCTAGTAGGTTCTTGGCCACTGGCTTCAACTGATCCAAGCTTGAGCACTCTTCAATAGCTCGTTTGTTTACTGTCAGGGCAAATTCTCGCTCTGCCGAATGCTCGAACGGTCCCATAATGCCCCGCTTGATCTGACCATTGTAGACCATCCTCACTGGAATACAAAAGCTCATGCATTCGCCCTCCTTTGTTGTCTTTAGGCTAAAGCAGCACGATGGTCGCAAGAGTTTTGTCAAGGCAGTGGATGATGGTAGGAATGCCGAAAAAGAAGGTTCGGACTGCCAGAAAGTCTTGCGTCCACTAAGCAGAAAGCATAGACTGCCGCAGTTGCCTAAAAACTATGCATGGACCATTGGAGAGCGAGTGGTACTGGTCACCCTCACAGGGGCTGGTATGGTGCCGACAAGCCTCTTCGGCATCTTCCAAGGTTTTGTTAAAAGCAATGGAAGAAAAGCGGCAGTGGTCGCCTGGGAGCGAAAGGATACTCTCGTCTCTGGTACAGTGGCAATTCAACGCATCCGCCCCATCGCCTTCGTTCCTCAATGACTGTCTCTGACGACACGGCTGCAAAGCTTGGACGCCTTATTGGCTTGGGTGTCGGCGCATTCTTGCTCACTTCGCTTCGTGCATGGATGTTAAGTCTTTGCGCCGCCATCCTTTTCCCGACCTTTGCGCTCGGCTTTTGGCAATGGTGGCTCCTTGCTTTTACTTTTCGCTTGATGACTGCTCCCGAACGTGCTTCTGATGACTAATTTCCCTTCCATCGATCCCCTTAAGGATGGCAAGAGCCTCGTGGCTCTCATTGATTCCATGGGCAATAGTTTGTCTGTGGTCAATGATGCCCGCCAAAGCTTTGACAATAGAAAAGAACAATGGGATGAGAAGGACGAAAAGCTCCTCAACTATCTTGCCCGCGAGCACCACACAAGCCCGTTCCGTGGCGTGGTATTTAAGTGGCAGGTAAAAGCGCCTTTGTTTGTTGCTCGTCAATGGTGGAAGCACACTGTTGCTTCTACTTACGTTGATGATCAACTTGGCTGGAACGAAAAGAGCTTTCGCTATTGCTCAGCAGAAGATGCTCAGTTTTACATGCCTGACCAGTTCCTAGGGCAAGCGGAAAGCAACCGTCAAGCGTCCGCAGGCCCCGTCAGCACCAGCGCACAGTCAAGGGCTAGGCTCTTCTATGTGCAAGGCGTGGCGACGGCCAAGGCGGCCTATGAGGAACTGATTGCAATGGGAGTGAGCAAGGAGCAGGCTCGCGCCATTCTGCCTCCTGCCATGTACACCAGCTTTATCTGGACATGCTCGCTGCAGGCTTTGCTGCATTTCATCAGCCTTCGCATTGGCAAGGGCGCTCAGTATGAAATTGTGGCCTATGCCGAGGCTTTGCTAGAGCTTGCTCGTCCCATTGCTCCCGAAGCCTTCACGGCTTTTGAAACCAACAACTATCAATTCTGATCATGCACGATCCCGTGAATAGCCCTTGTCTTGACAAATCCGGCAAACATAGCCAATCCGTTATTCAGCGGTTCTGGAAATATGTACATCGTCGGCAAGATCATCAATGCTGGAACTGGATTGGGTCCAAAACTGTTCGAGGGGGGTATGGGCAGTTGTCCAATCAAGGTCTTCTATTAAAAGCACACCGCTTGTCGTGGGAAATCAATTTGGGAGTAATTCCAAAAGGAATGATGATTAGACATTTATGTCATAATCCATTATGCTGTAATCCTACACACTTGCTCCCCGGCACAGCAAAAGATAATCATTCGGACATGCAAAAGGCTGGACGGATGTTCGTGCCGAAAGCTCAAAAAGGAGAGGACAATGTTAGCAGCAAGTTGACAAAATCTGATGTTATGAATATTTATACAAGTGAAGACCGAGGCGTGGACTTGGCGAGTAAATACAACGTTTCAAAAACGATAATCTCCAGAATTCGTCGTGGCCGCGCATGGCTTAGTGTTACAAACCACAAAGAGGTGACTTGCAATGACTGATCCAATTAACCCTCGCCACTATGCCAGCGGCGCCATCGAAGCTATCGAGGCCATCGAAGCATCTATGAGCGCAGAAGCCTTCAAGGGCATGCTCAAAGGCAACATCTTGAAATACGTTTGGCGCTATGAAATGAAGAATGGCGTTCAAGACCTCAAGAAGGCTCAGTGGTATCTTGATCGTTTGATTGCCATGGTTGAGACGGAGGAGGTGAAGGCCAATGACACGGCAACAAAAGTGCTCGCCATCATGCGAGAAGGCTTGGGCCTGGAAGAGGAGTGTGCAGACGGCTTTTGCCCCATGCCTTCCGTCAGACAGGGCCCCTCGGAATTATTCGAGCCAATCAGCTAGCAAACTTTAATTGCGACAAAGGCGGCCATAAAGCCGCCTTTTGCTTGTCATCATGCACGGGGACCACCCGCTGCGTTTGTTGCATCCATTGCTCCCACTCTCCA